GGAGCTACCTTGGACTGCATCTCTTCTAGGCGCGCCTGAAGCTCAGCTTTTTCTCTTTCAGCCCTTTCTTTTGCTTCTCTTAGCTTAACTATGTTGGCTGCTGCCGAATTGTCTGGCTTAGCTTGAGCAGGCTCTTGAGTATTTACTTCAGCAAGAACGGTATCTTGTTGTTCTTGTTGAACTTCTTGAATGTTTTCTTCTTCCATATCTCACCTTTTCTCTAAAATGTTTGAATCTTTTTTCTCTCCATTCAGCACTTTAGCCAACCTCAAAAGACTTCCATCTGCAAACTGTAATACAAATTTAAGTAGTCCATATTTCTCTGGAGGAACAGAATTAGGATTGTTCTTCATAAAGTTTACAGCTGCAGCATCCGGTACAACCCACAAAAAATCAAGATGGGCATCCTCACGCACGTATCTATAAACAGCCTGATCATAATCTGGAGTTGGACACGATTGCCTAGCAAAAAAATAACCACGCAAAACGTTCTGCATCAAACGTTCTTTTTTGGTCAAACATACAACATAAAAATCACCTGGAAACTTGCTTAGATGAGCTTGTACACACTCGTGTATATTCTTCTCATAATCATCGAGCTGCTCACGCATTTGGTCTATTGCCGTATGCGTACCTTGATCTTTAGATGCCAGCTCTAACGAATGTGCTCCAACCGTCTTTTTTGTTCTGCTTATATCTACTTTCCCCACCTATCTCCTCTAACTTTTTCTATCCATCCTCTTGGCCAAACGCCTACTACGCGCTTTCATCATTCTTCTCTCAAAAAACCTAAGAATAGCTCTGAAAATATGTATGAACATAACAAGAATCCTCTCTCTTTTGCCAGGCTTACCCCCGCCCGTAACATCCAGACTCTCCCTGTTTTCTTCTGACATATTACTTCTTCTTCTTTTTCTTAGTCTTCTTCTTTGACATTCCAGCCTCTGAAAGAGCAATCGCTATAGCTTGCTTTTTGTTTTTAACCTTTTTTCCGCTCTTTCCAATGTCAAGCTCACCAGACTTGAACTCCTTCATTACTTTCTTAACTTTTTTTAGTTTAGCTTTTTTAGTTTTAGGACAAGATTTCTTTTTTGCCATTATTTATTCCCTCTTTTACCAACGATAGCCCGCTTCTTGAAGCCTATTTATCTTCTCACCTTCTAGCTTTTCTTGGTATTTCTTCTCGGCAGTAGTCTCCTCTACCTTCTTCCTTCGATACTTTTTCTTATTCCCAAAAGAATCTGCCAAACCACACGCAGGTGGACCTAATATATTAAGCGCTATCCTTCTTGCTTTATCATCTTTTCTAATGTTTACTGGCATACTTTTCCTTTGCAAACTCAACGGCGTATAACATTAAGCTACACACCGTTGAGTAGTAATGAAGCAATATCAATACTTTGTTGGCGAAAGATCTTTCTTCATGTCTTTACCGTCTGCCATCTTCTGCATATCGATGCCCTTAATTCCATCGTTTATATCTTCATTAAGATATGCATCTGACTTTGGATAATATTTCATGATCACTTCTTGAGGCATCATTGCATGCCCTCTTGAAGCACCTGAAATCATTTCTCCGCCCATCTTACCAGCTGAACTGTAGTATCTCTTCTTGGCCATCGTAAGCCCTTTCTGTTTTGGAAACTGACGCCTAATCTGAGCATTAGTAACGGGGCAAAAAACAACACATAAACTCAAATTATGCATCAAGGTATATATACCTCAACGAGGTATCACCTCAACGAGGTATCACCTCTAACCCATCTCAGATGTTTGACCTGTTGACATTTGAGCCCGCTGCATCGCAGATGCAACCGACTTTAATCCCTCTTCACCTTCTCCAGATTTATCAAGCTCCTCTTTAGCAGACAACAACTTCGATAAAGTTATTAACTTTTGAAGCTGCTGTATGTCTATATCTTCTATCTCTTGCAACGTCTTAACAATATTTAGAAGCCCTTGAGCCTGATCCTTCTGTGCCTCTGCACGTCTTTCTATTGCTAGTGCCTCATTCTCTTGCACCCTACTGAAACGCTCAACTCCAAGACCTTGATCGGCCACTGTCCTTGCTTTTGCAAGGTCAATGTTGGCCTTGGTTTCTTCCATCTGAACCTGCAACTGCATCTGCTGAAGCTGCTGTTCTTGCTGAGCTTGCTGTTCCATCGTTTCAATAAGATCTTTTTTATTTTGTATGGTCGCTGCTTCAAGAATTGCACTGTCTGGTATCGGAAGTCCCGCTTCCCTCAAATGCATAAGCTGAGCAAACTGCATCTGACGCTGTGTCGTTGTATTTATACCTTCCTCAATCGCAGCATCGTATTTACCAAACGCTTTGTTATAAAACTGTGCCGTAGGTTCGTCTTCTATAATCTTAGCAACCTTGCCTGGCGTGAAGTTCGACTGAATAATATCTATCATCAAACCACCAAGTAACTTCTGCGACCTATCAAGCTGATCAAATAATATCTGTAGCGTTGTTAGACCAGCACCCTGACGCAGCATAGATAGTATTCCTGCTTTATCATCCTGCGCAGAACCAAGTAACTCCTCATTAACCCCAGATATCTCTTGTATTTCTCTTCCCAGTAGCTCAGAAAGCTGAATCATGGAAGGCGGGATCTGGGGAGGCATAATTTGCTCAACATCGGACATCTGAGCGTCCTGTTTAAGCGCCAGACCACGCCCTTGACCAGAAAGGAAAACATCCTTCGGATTAACAAGCGAATCTATCTTGTACTTGAATCCTGAATTAATTTGACTCTCTAGAATATCTAACTCAATAACTTTTCTTCTGTTGTATAGATACTGAGAATCCCTTAACCCACGAACAACACCTTGTATCCTCCACGGATAATCAGACATTTGCGGGTTGTAATATCCAAGAACAGGAATGAATGGGTACTTGTCTATACCAATTGGATTAGGCCCGTCGTACATAACCTTGCCCTGCACCACGATAGCCACCTTAACTGTTGGAACCTCAGCCTCTGATACAGTCACCTGAGGATAAAACCTGAGATATTCTTTTAGAGCGTCATCATCATCCGACGTCCACTCCATCGTCTCACCGGTAACAGTATCAATAATAATTTTCTGAGTACGATAATCCCTGTAATAAAACTCGTCATACATCATCAAGTTTTTTGGACCAACATTGTATGACTCAGGCATATAGTTGAATTTTCCATCTCTGTCTTCCTTTGCGGGAAGAGCCATTACCATGTCGTACTGATCTGGAAGAAGCGATAAAACTTCCTTGCGAGTTAAATACGACCTCTTCCAGATCGCATTACAATCCGAGAGATCTTTCTTTCGGAAATAGGGATCAATAAGAAATGTATTGTGAGCGCAATTATCTACCTTAATAGAACCTGAAACAGGATCTCTTCTGTAATCAACCCAAACCTGCAGGAGATTCATACCAGTAACAAGAGAACCATGAAACGCCTCTGATATTGTCTCAAGAACACCCTCTTGCTTGTTCAACCACATTAAAATCTTTGTAAATTGATCAGAAGTCTCCGCATCTCCATTTTCCACCGGAGTAACGACTGTTGACTTCCTATTCTGACGCTGATATCCAGAGATCATATTCACAACACGACGTATGCGATTGAAATTGAATTGCTTGCGACGATTCTGAGGAATGAGCCCATACATGTCTGTCCACAAAGTTTGATCGCCAGCCTCAAACCTCGTGTCTATTTCTGCTTCCTCCCAAAAAGACTGATTGATCGTGATACTGTCTTTGTAAAAAGTCGACATCCGCGCCAAAAGAGAATTGTCGTTTTCCTCATAAAACTCAGGACCCAACTCAGGAAAAAGCATATTTCAATCCTCGGTTTAAGTTATTTCCACTACCATCTCTACTCTATCATGATACACCACTATCCAACCACTCTTCACCTTCCTGTCCATCATCGAACGCATCTTCTGCAGGAGGCTCTTTTAATTCGTATGTCCCTACGCCGTTCAACCTATCCCATAAAACTGTAGCACGGGTCCTGATGACATTAACAATTTCAGCTGCTGCTCGCCTAATGATCAAACGTTCTTTTGTAGGAGAAAACAAAATAACTAACCCAGT